ATGGCCCGCGTCGAACTTCATCCTGATGCACAAGAAGACCTCCGACAGTTGGCCAAAACTGAGCTCGAGTTCGTGAAGAAGTTGCTGGCCCTTATTCAGCAACTCAACTGCGACCCAAAGTTGCGCGACCGCCTACTGGAGCATGGCTATGGCCAGTCTGACATTGATGTGATCAACGTTAAGAAGTGGCTGAGGCTCTACAACAAAGAACGGAAAGACCTGTGGCGCTTCAGGCCCCTTGGCCTCGGTGAAATCGGACTGGGCCACCGCGTGTTCTACGCCTATCACTGGCGAAGCCAGTGCTTCCACGTCTTGGCGATCGTCCATCGAAACTTGGTAGATTATGATTCCCCTGCTCATCCTCTCGCTCAACGTATCCGGCGGGCTTACGACGGACTGTAACCACACAGATCGATTCGTAAGCTACGGTGCCAAGACGTACGTTCTCGGAGAGTCAACCGAGTTGTGCACGAACTCGTCCAGCGTCGATGACTTCATCGCCGAGTTGGAGCAAGACTATGGCGACGACTTCTTGGCGGATGGCCGCAAGTGGGTTGCGGAGTCTTTCTATCGAGACGAACCATTGTCCATTGCAAAGCTCCGGCTGCGCAAGGGATGGTCGCAAGCTCAATTGGCGAATGAGGTTGGCACAACGCAAGCCCAGATCTCCAAAATTGAGCGTGGTGTACAAAACGTTGGGATTGATACCATCACGCAACTTGCAAGTGTGCTTGAAGTTTCTCCTGCGGAGGTCTTCAATCTTGTTTACGCCCAACGATCAGTAGCCACATAAAATGTCTGAAAACACCGATCGTCGCTTGCTTGTCCTCTGGGCCGATGACGTTCAGAAAGGTCCAAACGATAAAGTAAATTTGCTTGGCGTTTATGGTACGGAGATGTGGCTCCCGGAGCCGACCACGGTCCCTCAAATATACGCCTTTGTTGAGATCTCAACGTCATTGGCCCGACCATTCAAATCAATCAGATTGATGGTTAGAGCGACTAATGAATCATCGGATTCCGATGCAGATGTAGATAGCGGCACACAGGAGATTTTGCTCGACTTCACCGTTCCCGCATCGGCACTTAGCCAAGTCATAGAGACTGCTGCTCGAGGCGAGAGCGAAGGCAAACACCCAGAAGGTGCCAATATCCGCACCGCCCTCCGCGTCGGACTCCCTATTTCGGGCCTTAAAGTAAATAAGCGGCGCTATTTGACAGTTCGAGCCGAGACCGAAGAAGGTCCGATGTTCGGCGAGACGCTTTTAGTTTTAGTACGAGCGGCACAGCCAACATAGTCCTATGCCTGGTTACAAATAGTTCAGGGGATGGAATGATAAGTGCAAAGCTTGTCCAGCAAGGCTTCCGCCCCTTGCTATAGCAAATTTGTAGCACTTAAAAAAGCCCGCTCGTAGCGGGCTTTTGTGCCTCTGAGCGTCAATCCTGCCACCGGTTGCCACAGTGCAGTTACTTGATTTGCTCCCAAGCGGTCGCTCACGTGGAACGAGCCTCACCGTTTCAACTCCGCCGCTTTCGCTCATCCTCGAAGGGTATCGTCCACGAGTGACTCGAGCGCCCGCTCCAATATTTCGTCCGGATTGTTCGGCACGACAGCACGAGCGATTCCCTCTTCTATCTGTTCGCCCGCCCAAAGAATTACGCCGTGCTTCTTAGCGTCGGCTGCGTTCGCAATGCTTGCTCGCGGTGACTTGCATACTAGGACAGCAATCGGCTCGCTCATCGGGTTGGCTGTGCCCTGCGCATTTCTGAGTGACTCACGCCGGTCTACCAGTTTCCCCATCTTCGTGTGAATGTCCTTCACACTGACCGTGCACTCCACGAGGAGCAAGCGACCTCCCGGAGTGACGGCAATCAAGTCCGGCGCATCGCCCTCGCTCGGTGCACCTACCATAAAGCCAAGTAGAAAGAGTAGGGCTGCAACGGCTTTCTCGAACTCATTCTGCTGGTTGGAATTGCCTCGCAACGACTCGACCAGCTTACGAAGACCATGGTCGAAATGGTTCATCGTCGACAGTCGATGATTGGGTGCCTTGGCCGGATCCGTAAACCAGTGACGCCGAACCGTATGTTTGCCCACGACCAACATCACCAAGGCTGCGTGTGCATTCCTCAAATCGACGACCAAGTTGCCTATCCTCTTGTCGCCGTCTTGAGTCCAGATAATTCTATCGGAGAGCCGTTTTCGGGTTTGCACCCCCATTCCAGGCACTTCGCGTACCATGACCGACATGGCATCCATATCAAGATGCGAAACGGCTTCAATCGTGAGCGTGAGCCGATTGTCTTTCAGCTTGCAAGCGTCCAGCAGCAGGTCAGCCGCAGGATGAACGATTATAGAAATAGCGGGCTGAACTAGCCCGGCCACTTTGAGACCAAGCCACCCGGCAACATCGTCAAGACCATCAAACGGCGGGTCTGCGAGTCGTAGCGACGTGTCAAAGTACTCTCTGTTGCGAGTCAGCAGCTCGCCGAAGCTAGGATTCTTGACTTCGAATGTGATCGGAGATGCCCACTTGCCGAGGGTGTTATGCAATTGATAGTGGAGAGGAACCCCAGTCTGCTCTTTTTCACGGCCTATGATATCGAGTTGCTGGCCGTCAATCTCGAGACGCCCGAGGCTTGCCATCTTGAGAGCATCAACGAGATTCTTCGCGTTCTCAATTGTCACTTCTGCGTGGCCGACGGCCACGTCTTCGATCTCGAGTCGAAAACAGTATTCCGGGCGGGGCTTGGCGGAGGTTGCCTCCAGCACTGCGGCCCAGATCTGGTGCTTGCCACCAACCACTAGGGTCACATATCGGGTTATTAGCGTGTAACCGTCAAATACCGCGTCGGCAACGGCATCTGCGAATGCAAGTACCTGTGCGTTCTCGCTCAATTCTCCTCCAATTGGTAGGCTCGACTTCGCTAAGGATCCTGTCACTCGCGACCATTGTACCGCCTGAGCAAACGACCGGGGAGCGACCGTTCCTCGGTCATTGAGTCGCTCAAAACAAGATATCATTAGTATAAATTCGGTAGCTTTTCGGCCCCTCGGTGCGGCCGCACACCAATTAGTACCGAGGCCCTTTCATAGTCACACCTACACAACCGAAATGCCTGACAAGTTCCTAAAAACCACTGACGCGAAAGCGACGTTTCCGCGGCCGCAAGTCAACTCGCGTATTCCTCTAACAATCGTGCCTATATTCGACGGTGGGGCACCCGCCTCCCCCGCAGGCTCCCCCGCAGAGTACGAAGCTCTCTTCGTGTTGGGCATCCCCGGAAAAGTGCTCTTTCACGAGTCGCTCGATATCCCTCTGCTAGCGAAATCGGGCGATTCACTGTTAGTGATGCCGCCCGAAAGCGTGGAGATTCGCTGCGATATAGGCGGCGAGCAAGAAAATGTTCAGATCCGGTTTTTGCCAAATGAGCATAACAGGCTCGCGCGGGCGGAGATGAAGTTTCGAGCCACTTCGTTCGCCGAAGCAGAACAGATCGCATGGAATTTGATCAGCGACATGCTGAGCATCTGGTCGTTCAGACACGACAGTGCAGTCGACATTAGCGGTTACCAGATCCGCCAGGTAGACTCGCAAGCGCTACGCGCGAATTTTGGGATACTGGGTGCTCCTAAGATTCTTGACATCAATTTCGGAGGACCATCGACGAAAGAGAGGCGAAGCTTGTTGGCCGCTTATAGGGAAGGGACAAACGCGACCAATCCTTTCTATCAGTTTCTGTCCTTTTTTAAGGTGGTAGAGGGCGTTCACAAGTTGCGAGTTCAGCGTCGTCGGAATGCTCCTAAGAATTCGCCCCGTACCAGTGAAGCGGTAGAACGGTTCCCTGAAATGGCTGACGCGTTTCCAGCGGATCTTGCTGACCGCGCTGCCACCCTCGTCGGAAAGCGGTATAACGCTGTGATCGACGATATGCGCGCGACGGTCCGCAACGCACTTGCGCACTTGAATCCGCTGGAGGATCATCTGACCGCCGATCGGTTTAGCGACATCGCACAGTGCTCGAATCAAATCGCGACATTACGTTTCATCGCGCGCAATATGCTGCTGTCGGAATTGAACCTGCCGATTATGCCAATTCCGTCGAAATAGCAGTCTCACAAATGACCGCAATAGCGGAACTTTCTTCTCTCTACGCACGTCGACAAACGGTTGTTGTTCCTTGAAAGCCGCCGTAGTCGTCACGGTGGGGCGACGGGCCGCAATGGTCGGCCATGGAAGCTCGTAAGATTCCTGACATTCAGGATGCTCGACTACCGACGAACCTCCAAATTCTGCTGGCAGAGACAGCGGCGCCGTCGCGTTACCCCCAATAACGTCGACCAAACTCTCGCAGCCGATGAAGCATGTCAATCCCGTCGATGTGAGCATACTCAAACGCGTGCCCATGTAAATCTGTGAGATCAACCATGATGCGGGCGGTATCGCCTACTCGGTCGACCAAATATGGACGTCGGCGGGCTACGCCTCTGATTTGCCAGCGCGGCTCTGAAATATCGTGTGCGAATGCGTTGCGAATTTGGTAAACCAGTTCTGCAAAATGCTCGTCCTCAGAGGTCGGTGCATCGCCGTTGGTGGCTCGTAGCGACTTGCCGCTTGCTTGCTCATATTCTTCCCTGCAACGATTCAGGGTTATTGCGGCGGCGCCGAATGCAACCGAGAGTTGATTTGCGCAGGCTAGTTGTAAATCGCTATACGAGTGGAAGATTTGATCGGGAAGGACCCAAATGCTACGCCCCTCCTTGAACGTCAAAGGCTGGTCAAGGTCCGCAATATTGAGCTTTTCCTGCTCTGCGTAGTCGTAAAGCTTTGCTGCGAAGGCCAATTGAGCAAATGCAGTATCCAAATAGTTCATGATTGGTACTACTCCCTTTCGTAGAGGTTCATTACCCTTTGGGAACCCAGACCGATCCTAGCCAAGCGCGTGCGAATCTGGCCGCCTTTGTCAGCAAGACCCCCTCCCGCCTTGAAGGATCACCGAGGGCGATGCCGGCGCGATAGTATGCCGGCATCCTCACTTAAAACAGACCAACTGGCTGGGCTGCATCATCCCAACTGAAGATGATCAATTCGTTTCTCTCGACACCCCTACCTCCTCCAACAGTGTATTGAATCGGGACCGTCTCGATGTGAAATCCGTCGAACACGCGCCGAATGTCGGGATGGTCGTTGAGGCTCACGATCGCGCGCCCTTTGATCGACCGCAGCCGTTGCGCCATCTTCTCGTACTCGCCGAATGGAAACGCCACGCCATACCCTTCCGTCTCGTAGTACGGTGGGTCCAAATAGAACAGCGTATGCGGGCGGTCGTATCGATCAATGCACGCAGCCCAATCCAGTCGCTCGATATACGCGTTCGCGAGCCGCAAGTGAGCCGCTGACAATTCTTCTTCAAGCCGCAGCAGGTTCAAACCCGGCGGATGTTCCGTGCGCGTTCCGAAGGTCTGCCCCTCCAACTTCCCGCCAAAGCAACTTTTCTGTAGGTAGTAGAACCGCGCAGCACGCTGGATATCGGTGAGCGTTTCCGGGACCGTATGCTTCAGCCACTCGAATACCTGCCGGCTCGTCAACGCCCATTTGAACTGACGCACGAACTCCTCCAGGTGATGCTGTACGACGCGATACAGGTTGACCAGCTCCCCGTTCACGTCGTTCACGACTTCGACCTTGGCCGGCGGTCGGAGGAAATACAGCGCGGCCCCACCCGCGAACACTTCGACATAGCAATCGTGAGCCGGGAAACGCGGGATGAGGTGATCTGCGAGACGGCGCTTGCCGCCGATCCAAGGAATGATGGGATTTGCCATTGTGAAAGCCGTTTTAAAACTTGGTGTAGAATCCGGCCCGCCTACGTAGGTAAGCAGGGCCTTGGCTGATTCACTGGCGCGATCAGTGGAAAGGCGACCGGGCGAATGCTCCAACATTCCCCCGGCCGCCCTGTTTCTTCAGTGCATCGCGGCCGTCACGGCGTCCGATGCTCGATCGGAACCGACGCGATCACCTTCGGATCGATCGGCCCGCCCGTGACCGTGATGTCCGGCGACACGGCAAACTGCGTAATGCGGTCCGCCTGCTTGTCCGCTCGCGACGACGATCCAAAGAAGTATTCCTTCGAGCCGATCACCATCGTGATCAGCACACCGAGCAGCGTGTCGAGCGTGCTCTTCACGACGTCGGGCATCTTGATCTCGCCGATCGCCAGATAGAACTCCAGCCCGATCACGACGAACAACGCTACCGTGTACATGTAGGCAAGATTTCGCGCAGTGTGGTCGTGTTCGGCTGCAGCGTATTGGCGAGCGCTCGCGCGATCGTCCGCCGCGACCTTGTCGGCCTGCACCTGAATGCCCGCCATGCTTTCCGCGTGCTCGAAACCGGCCTGTCGCATCTTCAACTCGAAGTCCGCGTCGGCTTGCTTCAGCGCAAGCAGTTGCTCGGGTGTCACTGACTGACCGGCCAGCGCGGCCTTCACCGCATCCACCGAACCGTCACCGAAGCCGAGCTTGTCGGCGATCGCCGACGCGGCCATCGCCGCGATACCGGGCACACCGCCGGTCAGCGCCGTGACCAGCCACGGCGCAACAGTCTTCAGAATGTCCAGCATCGTCATACCCCCAATGCGCGATTGAGCTGCCAGCCGTACTCGAATGTCTCGTTCTCCGGCCGGCGCTCGGCCAGCTCGATGTAGAACACCGACTGCTGTGCGGCGATCATGCCGTACAGCACGCGATGCCCGTCCGCCCCACGCTGCTGCAGGAACGACTTCAGCGCCGTGATCGTCATCGGGCCGATGCCACCGTCGACCGCGATATCCGGGAAAGTCTTTTCGTTCTGGTTCAGCACGTTCAGCGCCCGCTGCATGAACTTGACGCCGGTCGGCGGCCCCGTGTTCACGCCGATGTCGAACAGTTTTTCCGCGAGCGTCGACGAGATCGCGTCGACCTGGTCGAACTTCGGACGTCGCCAGTACCGCGACTCGTAGATCGCGACGGCCGTCGAGCGCGGCATGTCCTTCATCGGCCCCGTGTATCCGTACGCGCGCGCTTCGGCGGCCGTCACACCCCACATGGTTCCTTCGAGCTTCCCGAGATACCAATTGCCGCGATCGTTCGGATCGTTCGAGAACCCGCCTTCGCGCCCGATCAGCGCGTCAATCTTCGCCGTTACGTTCATTGCTTCCCTCCCCGGCTCACCGCCTGTTCCAGTAAATCGATGCGCTGCTGCTGCAGACGGTTGAGCGCATCACCCTCGTTGATGTGCGTGAAGACCCAGACGATCGAACCGACCAGAAACGTCTGCACCACACCGAGACACACACCGAGCACCCACATCGCGCCCGTTGCCTTGTTCTTCATCGCGTCGACCTTGCGATCGACGTCGGCGATCTCGTCGGCCAGCTCGCCGCGAGCACGCTCTTCCGCACGCGAACGGCTCCACAACAGTCCGACGTCCTCTCGCACCGTCTCCGCCCGCACCGCCATCTCCGCGAGCCGCCGGTCGAGATCCGCGAACGGCTGCACCGATCGCTTGATGTCCTCGACACTCGCCGCGACGGCCCGCATCTGCTGCGTCAACGTCGCGATCTGGACGGCCAGCCCCTCCTGCTTTTCATCACCCATCAAACCCCCGCTGAAAATAAAAAGCCGCCCGAGTTGCCCCGAGGCGGCTGCCAGAAATTGATACGCGCGCGTGTTACTTCGGCGGCGACGGTACGACCAGGTCGACTTTCTTCGTCGGCTTCTTGCGGTGGCCGACCTTCGCCTTGCCCTTGTTGCCGGCGTTCAGCTCGACCGACGTCTCCCACCCGTTACCGGCATAGGTATGTCGAACGGAATCGACCAGAAAATCGCCGTCCGCCTCCTGCTTGAAGCCGGAAAGCTTCACGGTCTTCTCGGCCGATATGTCCGTGCGCCCCTTCATGCGTAGTACGCTGCGCGCTGTGTGCCGATTCAGCTTCTCCAGACGCGACTTCGCGCCGGCCTTCGCGGCCTCTGGACTGGCGAACGCATGGCGCTCGGTATGGACAGCGGCGGCGCCCGGTGGCGCGTCGGGATTCGGGATCGTCAGGTCGATCTTCTTCCCCGTTTTCTTGTCGTGCACCTTCGTCCGTACGGCAACGAAGCTGGCACGGTCGGGAAACGAGATCTCGTAGTCCGTCAGATCGGCCGGCGTCAACGTGATCGCCGGCAGCGGCTTGCCGCTTGCACTCTTGCCGCCGCCGATCGGCCCGACGATCAGCTTGCCGGCCTTCACCGTCGCCGTTGCGCCGTACTGCCGCGCGATACGCGTGATGAAGTGCAGGTCGCTCTCGCCAAACTGATCGGCACGCGGCACGGCAGCGTCGACGGAGCAGGCGGCCACCCATTTGTTACGTCGCGCGACGTCGCCGACGACGTCGGCCAGCTTCACGTTCGTCCAGCTACCATTGCGCTGCGTCTTCGACGTCGCCCGCATGTTGGCCGGTCGGCCGCGGATGATCATCGTCGCCGGCGGTCCGCGCAGCACGATCTCGTCCACGGCATACTCGCCGAGCATCGACAGCCCCTGCCCTTCCCATCCGAGCGAGATCTTCAACGTCGCGCCCTTCGGCGGGAATCGGACCTTGCCGTCCCGGTCGTCCAGTTCGATCTCGCATTCGTCGGCCTCAAGGCCCGGTTTGTCGGTGGTCTGGATCCGCAGCACGCGGTCCTGAATCACGCGCGTGATGTCGGCGCCGTTCGCGACGACCTGAAAAATTGCACGCATCGTCCCTCCGTCACGACCAGAGCTGAATCGGTTCGTCGCGCGGCGTGTCGAGATCCGGCATCGTGATCAGGACGCCGGACCGGAACGGCTGCGGCTCGCGCGCGAGGCCGGGATTGGCTTCGTACACGGCCTCGACGGTGCCCTTCAACGTCCCGTAATGGGCGTAGCAGAGCGAGTCGAGGATGTCCCCGTCAGAGGTTCGCAAAATCTTCGCCATAGCGGCCAAACTCCAGACTGTAGGTTTGCTTGCGGGGCGCACCGTCCGACATCAGCGCCTCCTGCTCTTCGTCGACGCTGTGCAGATACCAGCGTCCGAGCACGTCGCCCGTGCCGGCCGTCAGTTGCACCGGCTTCAACTTCGCGCCGATCGTGCGCAGCGTTTCCAACTGACGGAAACCGGCACCGAGCGACGGAAACACGACACCCGAAAGCGTGATCGTGTCGCCGCCCTGACTCACCGGTTGCTGCGCCTCTTCGCGATTCAAGCGCTCCTGCGACGCGATCTTGAAGCGCGTCGAGCGCCGCAGCTTGTCGTACGCCGCCGTCGACAGTCCGAAGTGGAACGCGTCCCCGTCATCCGTTGATAGCGTCAACAGATGAGGGGTAGAAGACGTCGCGCTGTCGAACAGGCCGGAGAGAACCGAACTCAGGCCCGTCGTCTGCGCGAACGACTTCAGCGCACCCATCGTCTGCTCGCCGACCAACGCGGTGAACTGCGTTTTCGCATTGCCTAACGCACCCATGACGGACTGCGCGGCTGACTGGATCAACGGGTGATTGACGCTGCCGATCATCTTCAACACGCCACTGACGGCCGCACCGGTTGCCGAGAAGCTGCGCATCACCGTGCCGATCTGCGGACTCAGGTCGCCGGCCACCGACAGCAGGCTCGTCGCCCCGCGCAGCAGGTCGGCGGCCGACGTGAGGTTTCCCGTCGCCAGCTTCGTCAACGTGTCGACCGTGTTCTGACTCGCGCTCCGATTCCGATCGAACACGCGCACCACGTGCCGAACGCGTTCGGACGCGATGCTCGCCTGCGTTGCTGCCTGCGTCACACTGGAAATGAAGTCCATCCACTACCCCTTACAGATGAGGTGCATCGAACATGGCCGACCGATTGCTCTTGTCCATCGACTCGGTCATCGTCCGCTGAATCAGCGGATTGATGCGCGCGAGCAGCTTGTCCGCGATCTCTGCGTCCGTGCCGCCCTCGACCTTGATGTGGAACACCGGGGCAAACGAGTTTTGCTGCTCGACCTTGAACGGGCGAGACTGCGGCGAGTCCGGGCCAGCCGCCACCTTCGCGGCCGCCTTCGCCGCGTCGCTGTCGCCATCCTTCGAACCCGTCGCCCACCGCGCCATCGCCCCAAGTAACTTTCCACCGGCGAACGTACCGATCGCACCGCCGATAACACCACCGACCGCCACCCCAATCGGCCCGCCGAGCGCCCCGATACCTGCCCCGAGCTTCGCCCCGACCATGCCCCCTGCGAGCGAGCCACCGATGCTTGCGTACCCTTCCGCCTTGCGCGCGGACGGCTGATCGCTGCGTGCAACCGCGTACGCATCCTTGGCTGCGAATGCGACTTTCATGACACTGGCGGCGACGGCCAGTTTTCCCGCGTAAGGCCCGAACCGGCCGACGATCGTCCGAAACGCCCCGATGACACGACCCAGACGACCGCGCGGAACCGGGCCGCCGCCAGAGCCGCCACCGGCCAGGTCACCGAGCAGGTCGCCTGCAGCCCCGGCAACGCCACCAAGGCCGCCGCCCGGCATGTTGACGACGAATACGCGCTGCACGCCTCCGGCAGCACCGCTCAACGCGTCGAGTGCCTTACCAACGCGCCCTCCGGCTGCGCCGCCCCCGACCGCTCCACCGCCACCGCGTCGCGCCATCCAACCGCCACGCAGGATGTCGAGCACACCGCGCCCCATGTTCCACGCGGCACGGGCACCACGAACGGCAATCGCTGTCCCTATGACGCCAACGACCGCCGCCGTCGCACCGGGTGCGGCGTCCGACGCGTGCTGCACTGTCTCGCCCGCCCGCTTCGCGACCTTGCCGGCGAGATCAGTCACCGGCCGCAGCGCATCGCCGATACTGCGCATCGCGTCGTCCCACTGCTGGACGACCTCGCTCCAGATCTGCTTCGATGTCGCACGCCGATCAGCCAGATCCTTCTCGATCTCGCCGTTCGCGTCCGCCGCATTGCGCTTGAGCTTCTGATACAGATCGGCGTTCTGCATGTACGCCGTCAGTGCGGCCTTGACCTGCATGTCATTGAACAGGTCACCGGTTTTCATCGTGTCCTCGAAGGCCCGCATCTGCGCCTGACGCTTGGCAGGGTCCAGCTCGCTGTTGAGCTGCTTCGCCACCGCTGCGAGCTGCGCCGCCTTCTTCGGATCGACACGCTCGATGTACGCCCGAGCGAGCACGAACGACGCCTCCAGCGTCGACCAGCCCTTGCCGATCGCCTCTTTCATCTTCGCTTCGTAGTCGACGCCGGCCTTCTTGTAGTTGCGCTCGGTCTCGCCCGAACCGATTTTCGAGAACCAGTTTTTGAGGTTGTTCGCCGCCTCGTCGGCGTTGCCGGCGGTCTTCATCTGAACCTGCAGCATCGCGCCGAGCTGCGTCACGGAATCCTGCCCCGTGATACCGATCTTCTTCATTTCGGCAAGCAGCACCGGGAACCACCGCGCCATGTCGACGGATTCGAACGAACCCTCCTTGCCGAGATACGCGATCGCTTCGAGCGCCTTCATCATCGCCTTGGGATCCGTGATGTTGGCGTTCTGCTGCAGCGCCTGAATCATCTGCGCGGTTTCTACACTCGACGCCCCCTGACCCACCGAGAATTTCGCAACGGCCGGGCCGAAGTTCAGCGCCCGGTCAACGTCCATCCCGGCCGCGACCATCTGGTTGACGGCGTCGGCCAGCTCGTTGCGCCCCATGCCATTCGACAGCGCGTCGCGGCGAATGCGTTCGGACATCGTGCGCTCCTGCTCGGTGCGCGCGATGCCGGCCTTGATGGCGATATCCCGGATGATTGCCTGATACTGCGCGGAGACAGCGGTCGGTACGGCGACGGCCGCACCAAGCTTCACCGCGTCGCCTGCCGCGCTGCGCATGCCTTCGCGGCCGGCGGCCAGACGCTCATGCCCTGCGGTCTTCAGCTCAAGTCCCCGCACTGTCCGGCCGAGCCGGGCGTATGCGCGATCGAGCCGGTCGACCTCGAAGCCCGCATCACACAACGCACGGACGTTGTTGTCCAGCTTGCGCCGGATTCCGTCCGCCGCGCTGTCGCCGGCAAGATGCAGACGGCGGAACTCCTCCTGCAGCTTGATCGTCTCGCCGATCTGCCGCTGCCACATGCCGCGCTCGCTCGCAGTCTTGCGCAGCCCGACGATCTTCGAATTCGTATCGGCAAACGCCTTACCGAGCGTTGCCGACACCGCACCGCCGATGACGATGCCAAGTGCAATATCGCGTGCCATGTCAGTCCTCGCTCAATCTGTCAGCCACCACAACAATTCGTCGATCGTCATGTCGTCAAGCGACTGCGGCTGCGTTCCGTACTCCTTCATCATCCGCCGGGCCAGCGCCTTCACCGTCTCGATTGGAAGCCGGACGAACGGATCGAAAGGATTCGTACGCACGCTGCATGGCGTCGTAGTCGACCATGTCCATTGCTTCGATATCGTCGGGAGCGACTTCGGCCAGCGTCGCGAACAGCACGATTTCGCGCAGCTCGTCGTCGCCCTGCGCCTGCTTGCTCGCGGTACGCATGTCGCGCACCTTCGGGCGGCGCATCACCAGCTCGTTGCGCACGACGCCGTCGAACGACACGGGATACTTCAGCGTGATCTTCACGGTTTCCATTCAGCACCTCAGAAATGACAAAGGGGCGGCCATTGGACCGCCCCTCGGGTTATCGAAAAGTTACTTTGCTGGCGTTGCCACCGGCCAACGTTCCTACATGCCGAGCGCCTTGCGCACGTCGGCAAGCTGGTCGACGCCGTCGATGATGCGGATCATGTTGAGCACGTCGATCTCGCAGATCACTGCACCGTCGATCTCGGCCTTGTAGTACGACAGTTCGGCCGTGTACTTCAGCTCCGACGTCGAACCCGGCTTCCAACTGCCGGGATCGTATTCGGACAGCATGCCGCGCATGATCAGCGCGACCGACTTCACCTTGCCGCGCGTGTCGCGGAATGCACCACGAAACGTCGCGTTGAATGCGTTGTTGTCGGCCAGGCCGAAGAATTTCAGCACGTCACGCTCGACGCTGCCCATGGTGAACGCCGCCTGCAGCCCTTCCATGCCTTGGTCGACCTTGACCGGCGCGTCCATGCCGCCCGCGCGATAGTCCTCCGTCTTGATCTTCAGCTTCGGCGGACTGACTTCGGGCGAGCGGCCGGCAAAGCCGCGCCCGTCGACGTACAGCGCCATGTTGTTCAGAGTTTCCGGGACCATACGTCACCTCTTACGATTGCGTGTCGAGAACTTCCGTCAGCCACTCGTTCGTGACTTCGAAACGGAAGATCGGGTTTTCTGCGGGCGGGACGTCCGTGAAGCGGATGTTCCAGTACACCTTGCCCTGTTCGAGCTGCGACGCCGAATTGAGCTTCGGATCCGGGTACACCTCGAAGTTGATCACCGCGCCCTGCATGCGCAGATCGCGCATGAACGCCCGTAGACCTTCGGTGACGTCCTTCACATACGTCGCCGTGATACCCCGATCGACCGCCCACTTATGGCCGGCCTGCACGGCGTCCATCACGATGTCGAGCGTGCGCACACGCGTCACGAACGACCACTTCGGATCGGCCGACAGCGTGCGGTTGCCCCACAGGCGATAACCGCCGTCGCGGATGATCGTCGTGATGAACGAGTTGTTCAGCAGGTTCGCGCGGCACGTCTCGTCGCCGTCGAGGAATTCGATCGGCCGCTTCGTGCCACTGATTCCGACGATCTCCTTGTTCGACGGCGACGCCCAGAAGCCGATCGCCGCATCGGTCTGGCAGAACAGACCCGCAGCGTACGCAGATGCCGGCGCGTCGACGTCCGCGTTCTTCGCCGTGTCCCAATACCGCACGCCGGGATCGACGAGATACAGCCGCTTGCTTCCGAAGTTCTTCGCGTACTGGATCGCGTCCTCATCGGTCTTGTTCGGCCCGTCGAGGATCGCGATTGCGCGCAGCTTCGCGGCCAGCTCGTCGGCCGCGGTCGCGACCGGCTGCTTGGCCGTATGCCCCGGCGCGAGCAGCAGCCGGGGCTTCAGGTCGAACAGCGATTTACCGTCGAGCAGTGCCTGCATGCCGGTGCGAACACCACCTGCCGACACGCCACCGATGATCGCGGACGTCAGCTCCGCGTCGGTCTGATCGGCGGGCACGCCGACCGCCACCATGACCGTCTTGCTCTGCTTGTAGATGCCTTGAATCGCGCGCGTGATCGCGCTCGTCTCGCCGAATGCAGCGGCGGCATCGTATTCGCTGGTGATGCGCACGGGCACGTTCGGTGCGACGAGGTCCGGACCCGGCGTGTAGGTGTCGGCGATGCCGACGACCGACGTCGACGGCACGGTGATCGTGCGCGGGCCGGTATCGACAAGCAAGGTCGTCACGCCGTGATAAAAAGAAGTAGCAGCCATTCAGGTCTCCGGGAAAGCTACAAATAAAAAGGCCGCTCGAATCGAGCGGCCTCGCACAGGTTTGAATCGAATGTCGCGTTACGCCGTCGCCTTGGGCAGTGCCGTCGCGAACGGCGGTGGTGACGGCAGATCTGTTTGCGGCCACCCCGGAAGATCGCTGGCTTCCCGCAGCGACTGTCGATAACGCAGCAGCGCCGCAAACTGATCCGCCGTGAGGGTCGTTCCGTCGCCAAGCAATTGCTCATCTTGATGTCGAGAGACGAGCCAGTCCGTCGCGTGCAGCGCCGCGTCGCGCTCCACGCGCTTGGCAAGTGCGGCTTCGGCCCGCGTCAGCGGAAGCGGATCAAGCGCGGCGACCTTTCCGGTCTCGTCAACGACAAGGCGTTTACCACCCGACTGGGCGTTGATGAGATCGACCCATACCGTGTCGTCAATTTCCACCACCGATACACCTTGCGGCACCGGGCTGACGACCGAGTCATAGAACGCGGTAATGTTCCCTCGCTCATCGAACGCCGCGAGTTTTTGCCCCATTTTTAGTACCCCCATACCTGAATACGCCCCGCTACTCCACTGGCGATCGCCGGCCCGCCGGCTCCCGACACCGCGCGCACCCGCGCAACTGAAGTCGTAACCGTTGAAATTCCCAGGTCGAAACTCCACACGGTCGTCGTATTGGCCGCCCAGCCACCCGGCGACGCCTCATTAGCAATGCCACCCAGTACCGCATGCGGAAACGCAAGAGGATTGGTGACATACATATTGCCGTTCGCATCGCTACTTCCGGTTACCCACTGAACAATCAGGCCACTCGGAAGTCTCTGGCAACCGTTTGTATTGAACGACGCGCTGAAGCCATTCGCGTACGCAAGCGGCGTCGACCCACCGACCGAATACCAGTTCACTCCGTTACTCTCGATGACGAAGGTGTCACCGAGCGCCATCGGTACCGTCGCCAGCGACGTGTTGGCGTTCATATAGATCACGTCGGTGCCCTGACGTGAAATGCTCACCGGTGAAACGCCAATCCCGCTGACGAATTCCAGCCGCACCCCCGCCGGCACAGACGACGCGCGCGGCAACGTGATGGCGTAGTTTCCAGACCCGCCGAGATAGATCGTGCTGCCGGCGTAATCTTCGGTCAGCACCGTCGCGCCGACCAACGTCGTGAATGCACTCGCCTGCATGCCAACGGACTTGACGAAAGCACTGTTCACGGCCCGTGCGCTGTTGTCGAATCGTGCCAGCGCGGGAACCTTTGGCGTCCCCGTGAACACGGGTGAATCGAGCGGCGCTTTTGCGGCAAGCGCATTTGCGATTGTCGTCGCGAAATTTGGATCGTTGCCGAGGGCCTTCGCGAGTTCACTGAGCGTATCGAGTGTTTCGGGGGACTGCGCCACCAGCGCGGCCACCTTCTCTGCCAGATCCGCATGCGTCGCATACTGCGGATGCGGATCGACTGCCGCAATGTGCGCATCAAAGTTACTTTGACCTGCTTCAACCGCCTTTTTCAGGTACCGGGTGCGGTTCGCGAGTTGTTTCGCCTGCAGGTTGTCGATTCCCTCAGGTCCGCCGACGACGGGATCCGATGTTTCGAGCTGATAGACCCCGTCCTCCCACCGCTCGAACTCAACCAAATTGGTCATGTTGTAATACTCCCTCTCGTATATTGCCCGTCCCGCCGCGCAACGCCGTTGTGTCGGATCGGCACGGCCGCATAGTCGAGCGCGGCAAGCTGGCTGCGTGCAGGCGCGTAACGCTCAATTGCCCGCCACAGCTTGTCGCCTTGATCGCGTGTAATCGGCACCCCAAGCTTCACGATGTACTCGGCCCACGCGCTTGGCTTCCCGTGCAGTTGCTCGCCATTACGAACAATCGAACCATCGCGCCGTCGACCGCTGCGCCCCTCGATGATCGTTACCTCGCCAAAACCGAGCCGCCGGATCACCTCTCGCACCGCCCACGGCGTACCCTTCTTCCGGTGCAGCGCCATCGAGCCCTTCACGAGCGCTCGCCGTGCGTCTTCGGATTCGGCCAGTTCCCAACCGTCGACGGCGAGCGCCCATGCGAGCCACGGCAACCATGCGGTCGGACAACGATCCGCATCCCACAACGTGCGCAAAATCTCGGGATCGACGCTCGGGCGCAGCACGCGCGCGAGCGCCGCCTCCAGCGGCGTCTGGTTGGACGGCAGCAGTGGTTCACGCGTCATCGGCCCTGACCTCCAGATTGATGCTCGTACAGTGCGCAAATTCGCGCGGGCCACACAGGACGTCGGCGACGGGCGAGCGCAATTCGATACGCGTCACGCCGCTGTCCGGCGCGTGCAGCGCCCCTTCAATCGCGGATCGCGGCATGCCGGCACGAAGGCGTCGTGACCTCGCTATCACGCCGTCAAGCACCTTACGCCGTGCGTCAAGCACAATGCTCGGATCCGGCCCGCTGCCGACATAGATCAGCCCATCGATCGCATATTCGATCTTGACCGCCGGCTCGACCAGAACTGTGTCGTTGAGCGGGCGAACCGTCTCCGGCGTAACCTTCGCGCGGACCAGATCGAGCAACGCCCCATCCGGTACACCGTCGCCACGTGCGGACATGATTGTGAGCCGCACCGTGCCTGCCACCGGCCGGTCGACAGCGACATCGAGGACGTCGGCCGACGCGTCCATTGCAAACGCCCGGTATGCCGCGAATGGTCCGGCGACCGTCGCGCGCTCCATCGACATCTGCGTGCGCAACTTCAGCCGGTCATCCGATTCCATGCGCCGCTCGACTGGCGGATTTGCCTCGGGATCGCCGGGCTCAACGACTGCGCGCCCCGTATCCAGCAGCACGGCCAGATGCTCCAGGTCAGCGCCCGTCGAGAACGCGAGCATCACTGCGCGAGCGGTGTCATTGACTCGCGCTGCAGCGCGGATCTCGTCATACGCCGCCAGTTCGATCAGCTTGACCACGGGATCCGACTTCAGCGCCGCTGTCCAGTCGGGATAGATCGATTTGAAGTACTCCAGCTTCCTCTGGAACGTCGCCTCGAAGTCGAGCACCTCGACAAGGTCAGGCGGGTCCAGCGAAGCGAGATCGATGATCGTCATGTTGGTACCTCGATTTCGACGGCCATGCCGTCGTACTCGCCACGAATCGCGAACGTAGGCTTACCGTCGATGACCGACAGCACCTTGACCTGAGAAAGCTTGATGCGCGGCTCCCACCGGACGATTGCCCGTGCGGCCTCGGCCTGTGCCGCCGAGATCCAGCCACGCGTGATCGGTAGGTCGACCATCAACGGAATGTCGGAGCCGTATTCAGGCAACTCTCGCCGCGTGCCCTTGCGTGTGCTGAGGATGTCGCCAAGACTCTGCTTCAGGTGCGCGACGCCACTGATGGGCGCACCCGTCCATCGGTCCATGCCGACGAGCGCACCGGACCGGCTCATCCGCGCTCCTCAAGCCGCTTGAAGTCCGGGTGCGCGTCGAGGTATTCGATCTGTGCGGCAGTCTTTGCGGTCGCTTCACCCGAAAAGACGTGCAACACATCGCCGCTCGGGAACACGATCACGCGACTACGGAACCGCGTATCAAGGAACGTCGCAACGGCCGGAGCGGCCGGAGTAGCTGCCTGCGGAGTATCTTTTGCCATGGTGAATCCCTCAAAAACAAAACCCCGCCGAAGCGGGGCAAAGCAACTTTGCGAATGTGCGCGTTACAGTGGCGGCGACACGGGTTCGCCGTCACCTTGCTCCCTGTGCGAGTGCTCCAGGAACGATTTACCACCGATCTCGACGTCGTCCGTGTAACGAGCCCCGCCCTCCACCTGAACGGCAGGACCACCACCACCGCCCCTGCCCTGCATCCCACCGTTGAACGTCAACAGCTTTTCCGTTGTCGTGTTACCCGTGAACGTCGAATCAGGGACGTCGCCGAGCAATTGCTCCGTGCGCAACGTCACGCCGTCAGCACGTAGCTCCAGCTCCGTTGCGCCGATGCGAAATACGATGCGCCCGCCTGCCGGCACGTCGACGCGGTATTCGTGCTTCTCGTGGTCATAGACCTCCGACGCACCGTCCGGATAGTCCCACGCGGTCTCGTTCGGATTGGACCGAGCCGCACCACCGTGCTGATCCGAGTAGTAGCCCGGCGCCGCATATGCGCCAGCCAGATCGCCGGACGGCGCGAACATCGACGCCTGCTCGCCAACGGATGGCGGCCGCCAGAAGCGGACAATGCCCGCTGACGCCGTCTTCCACGGCATCCAGTCGCTGACCCAATCGCCGATCCGCACGCGGCACTGTGGCGGTTGATACGAGACGTCGTCGACAGTCCCGTGTTGCACCATGCAGGCCATGCGGCGATCAATCTCGCCCAGCTCGTAGTCGCTCATGATTCGCCGCCTTCCGCACCGGGATCCCAGTACTGCCCTTCGCTATCGGGGCCAGTGTCGGGATCGACACCCCATAAGATCGCCCGCCCGTCCGGGATATCGTCCAGCTCGATGCCGAGGCCGAATTCGTGCGTCCATTCGACGAGCCAAACACAGTAGGTATCGAGCTGCGGCCGGAACGGATCCTCCGCAACCTGCACGACCTTTCCCGGCGTGATTGGCAGTTCCCACGTGTTCCCGTGCACGACCATTGCGACGCGTGCCGCGACCTCCCGCACGGCCAGCTCCGCACCGTCGTCGATCGGATCGAACACAACGCGGGCCTGCATGCGTGCAATCAGCGGCACGTCGCCGGTCCCGTCGTCATGACCCGGTTCGAACTCGTTCAGCTCGATCGCGATCAAAGGCGTTTCGATTTTCTGACCGAGACGCGGGTATGCCTCGATCCGCTTTATCGTCGGCAGCTTCACACGCATGTCGCGCTCGATCGCCTCATGTAGCGCCTTCAGGTTCTCAAGCACGGCGCATCACCTTCTGCAGTTCGTAGTTCACTTCCTGACGGAGAATCACCATCAGCCGCGCCTCGCAGGCTTTCGCGGCCCGCCGAAACGCCGGGTCGCCCGATTGCTGCCACGCCACCGTCACCATCCGGTATGGCATCCGTTCCTTGCCGACGCGCTCGTAAATCGGCCCGTCCGGCTTGCGATTCGTCTGTCGCCACGCGCCCTCGAACGACTGGCGGCCGACTCGCATCCCCTTGCGCGTCTTCGTCGCATTGCCAAGGCGATGCGCCTCGATCGGGTTCAGACCGAGCCACACCTTCCCGGTATCAGCCGAGCGAAGAAAGAAGTAGAGGCGGCGACGGATCGCCTTCTGCGGGATCTTCGTCGCGGCCCCGACCTCTTTCGCCGTCTGGCTCTTGATCCACCCGGCAGTCTTGCGCAACGTCCGTCGCCACGCAGCCTGCATCGCGGACGGCGACAGCCCTTGCAGCACCGCGGTCGCCTCTTTGATGTCGATTTCGATCTTGAGATCGTCCATATCGCCTACTGGAGAATGAGGACTGTCCAGCCGGTGCCGTCCGGATGCGCTTCGTGCACGCGGTAACGCTCCCCGCTCGCGATCAGGACGCTGCCCTGCCGTACCCCGACAGCATCGCGATCACGCACGTGGAACACCGGCGCAACCAGTTGCGTACGCTGGCCACCGAGATCAGGGCCGAGCCAAGGAGACGCAAACATACCCTCGACGGGCCGGCCGTCGATCGTGATGTCCGCGTCGCCCAGATCGCGCAGCACCGCAGCGTCGACGTCCGAGATCAGATCCCGGAACGCCACGTCAAGCCTTCAGCTTGATCAGCGCTTTCGGGCGCGTGCACAGGTGGATCGGGTTCGACTGCGCCTCGATCTCGACGCCCTTGCCGAAGTCCATCAGCTCCTGCTTCGCGTAGTACGGAATCCCCGTCGTATTCACCGCCTCGACGTAGTCGGCCGGCGCGAAGCGCGTGATGAACAGATCGGACACGCCCTCCGGCACCGCATGCGCTTCGTCGTCGGCCACATAGCCGATGTCGCCGACGCGGCCGCGATAACGCTCGAACGTGCAACCGCCGAAGTCGAACGCGTCGCGCGCATCACCACGCAGCTGCGCGGCCATCACGGACGCGAGATACGTTTCCTTCACCGTCTTCGCGACGATCAGCTTGTTCCAGAACTCGCGCCCGCAGAGCACGCGCACACCCGTGTACGTCATCGCGCCGAGCGCATCTTCGATCGCGTCCTGCACCTCGACGCACTTCTGACGAATCTCGGTGGTCGCGGTCGACAGCTCGAACGGAATGACCGTCTGGTCGATGTCGAAGTACTTCCACAGGTCGATCAACACCGTCTTGCCGTCCGCGTCGAGCACCGCGCCTTTGATCGCGCCGATGCGGTGGAATTCGTGTGTCGCGTCGAGCTGGCGGCGCATCTTCGCGAGCCGGCGATTCACGACCGTCTGCACCGCCTCCAGCTCCGTTTCGGAACCGAACGCACGCAGGTTCGCGATTTCGTCGGCCATGATCACCGCACGCTGCGGCAGATGCACCGTGTTGAACGGGATCATGCTGCGCTTGCTGCCTGCGACAACAGCTGCTGGTGCACCGCGCTGACCAGCCGCGACAAGCGACAGCGTGTCGCCGTCGCGCTCGATCTGCACCGTCGTCGTCGTGATCCCGTCCTCTTCGAACAGGCCGAGCGTACCGATCCGGCCGGGAACATACGGCTGCTCGTTGATAGCAGCACTCAGCGACGACAGCGAAAACGCGTCGTCTTGAAACAGGGCGATATCCGCCATACAACCTCCGACATGAAAATGGATACAAAAAAGGCCACGCGGTTGGCGTGGCCTTGAATGGGGTGTGATGTGATCAGCGGACGATCACGTGTCGCTCGGCGAGATCCCCGCGACCGGCTGCATCGAGCCCCGTCAGAAGCCCGCCAACGACTTCGGCGAGCCGGACGACACCCGTCGCCGGTCGCGGCGCTTCGGACGCGACCAGCGGCGCGTAGAGCACGGCTGCTGCGACTTCGGAACCGTCGTTCGCGGTGTTGTCGTACGGCGCGTATTCGCCGGTACTGGTCACGCCGAGCACCTGCCCAGCCGGCAGCGCCGGACCTGCCTTCACCACGATCCGCTCGCGCGAGATCTGCCCGTTACCCTCCGACACGAGAAATTCGGCCGGCAGCACGCCTTGTTGCTTCACGTTCGACATGAGTATTCCCCTCCTCGGGTTACGTCAAAGTTACTTGCCGCTCTTGCGAGCCGCGTAGATGGACGCCGCACGCGGCGCATTCGCGACCACGGGCGCGTCTTGCGACGCAACCGGGGCAGCACGATGGTTGATCGGCTTTTGCGAGGCCGTCATGCGCTCGAACAGCCGCGCGCGCACCTGATCGGGCGACAGGCCGTCCGAGACAAAGCCGGCCGTCAGCTCGGTCAAGCTCGCGGCCAGACAGATACCGGCGATGTCCTGCGCGTTGCGGATCGCCGCGTCGACGCTCGCGCGATCCCGCAGGCCGGTCGCCAGCACGATGCCTTCCGCGCAGTGCTCGATGCGCGCGTCGCGGCACGCAGCGTACACATGCGCGGCGAGAACCGACACGTCCGGCCCCGGCGCAGGTGTGGGCGTCGGCACAGGATGAGGCGTCGGGTCGGGCGTTACCTCGCCGTCGTCCTCCAGCACGGCGCGGATCTCGGCCGGCACCGCCGCATAGCGTGCGGCGAGCCGTGCCGCGCCCGCATACGCCTCGATCCGGATCGGATCGACAATCGCGTCGCAGAAACCTTGCTCCTTCGCCTGAGCGGCCGTGAGCCAGGTCTCGGTATCCATGATCGCGCGGACCTCCTCTGCGGTTCGGCCGCTGCGCTCGACGTAGGCCGCCAACATGCTGTCGGACGTGCTGTCCAGCAGATCGGCGAGCTTGCGCAGATCCTCCGCCTCGCCAGCCGCAACGGTGTTCGGGTTGTGGATCATCAACCGCGCGTTCGACGGCATCTCGATCGTGTCGCATGCCATCAGGATCAGCGACGCAGCCGATGCGGCGACACCATCGACGCGTCCGGTCACCTTGCCGCTATACCGACGCACCGCGTTGTAGATCGCGAACGCATCGAACACGTCGCCGCCCATCGAGTTGATCGCGAGGACGATCGACGTCGCTGTCGACGCCACCTCGTCCAGCTTCGTCGCGAACAGTTCCGCGTCGGTGCCCCAAAATCCAATGTCGCCGTAGATCCGGATCTCGACCTCGTTCCCGCCCGCCGCGTTCGCTTGCGCGCGGATGTCCCACCACCGCTTCTTCCCTTTCATTCGCCATCCCCATTAGAAAGATCGCCCGCCCCGTCGACCGGATCGAGCGTGTCGTATCGAATCCCGAGCCGGCGCTCACGCGCGAGATCGTCCGCGTTCTCCTGATCGACCTGCTCCGGATCATCGCCACGCGAGAGCACTGCACCTGTCCGGCTCGCAAGCCCGGACCGGATCTCCATCCGCTTTGCAGTGACGTCCTGCACCGGATGGATATACGGCCAGCCCTGCGGCACCCACCGCACCCGCAGATAGTCGCGACGGCGTCGGTAGTAGTCCGCCATCGGCATCGCGCCTGACAGTGCGCAGGCATCGACCCACCAACGCCAGACCTTGCGGCAAAACTGATGAATGAACACGTTCCACTGGATCTGCTCGATCGACCGGCGGAACTCGTTCAGGATTACCCGCAGCACGCGATCGCTCACGTCGCGCAGATCACCGGTCATGACTTCGTACGGCATGCCGACCGAAGCCGCAGCCGCCATCAGTTGCTGACGCATGAACGGCCCGTAGTCCGTCCCCGCGCCCGGCGGCTCGGCGAACTTGACGTCCTCACCCGGCGCCAGCTCCTGCATGCTTCCCGGTTCGAGCGAAACGACCGGCGAAAAGCCGTCGACGTCGTACTGCATTTCGCCGCCCGTGACGGGATCTCCCGGAAAGCCCGGCTCGGTCGGCGGCTTCGTGATGAACCCGGCGAAGAGGTTGCTGACCTCCTGCCGGAACAGCACCGCGTCGTCGAAGTTGTCCAGCGACTTGAGCCGCAGCAGCACGGTCGACAGTTCGGGAACGCCTCGTACCTGGCCGGGCCGCAGCGCGAGGAACACGTGCGCGATTTCGTCGGCCGGCACGCGAACCGTCTGCATGTTGGCCGTCGACGCACGCCCGTACTCGCCGGGATGACGCTGCAGCAGGTGATACGCAACGCGTCGACCGTCCGCGTTGAACTCGACGCCGTTGACGATCTCGCCGCCGCCGGGGACGATCTCGTTCTTCTCCATCGGCAGCAGATCGCCTTCGAGAAGCCTGATCTGCATCGGGACCGCCAAGCCCTCGCTCGGGCTGCGGAACTGGCGACGTACCAGTACCTCGCCGTCGCTGAAGAACGCGCGCGCAGCGAGCGTCTGCACGCCGGCCATATCGAACAGGTCGTCCGCGTCGATCTCCTCGCAGCTATCCTCCCAAAGTTGCTTTTGCATCTTGCGGATCGCGTCGTTCGGATGCTGCGGGTGCGCTTGAATACCGTTCCCGATCGTGTTCGATACGAGCCGCGCGATCGCGGTCTTCGCCCATGGGTCGTTTCGAATCGCGTCGCGTGCACGCGAGCGCAGCAGTGGCAGGTTTTGTACCGCCGCCGCATTCGGTCCAGCGCCCGACGTCCGCCACGATTTCGCCCGAGCGCCGGTCGTGCTCGCCGACTCGTAAGCCGCAGCCTTCAACCGCGTCGGCACCACGAACCCGCGCCGCGCGAGTGACGGAAAGCCCGGCTTCATCGCACCCCCTTGCCGGCGTGACGAAGCCGGACGATCGACGAACGTCCGGCCGCGCCGTTCAGGTCGCGAATGATCTCGGTGCGTGCCTCGCGCAGCTCGCCGATCGAGCGATATTTCACGCGCCGGTCGGCATACTGGACTTCCAGCTCGCCCTTCGCGATTGCAGACTGGATGTTCTGCAGATCCTGTTTTGTGTATGCCATGCCATTCCCTCGTTTAGCGCCGCTTCAGGTACGTCGATCGACCAACACGACGCCCCTGAATGCGCGAAACCCCGCTCGGGGGCGGGGTTTCGGTGGGTTTTGCTACTTGCGGCGACGGCCGCGGCGTCTCGATAATCTCGGACACGTCCGGCGGATCGGGCGGCACCTCGGACGGCAACGCCGCCGGCAATGCCTCCAGCACCGGGACCGCATCGAACAGGGAGACCTGCGATGCACGATGCTGCTCGACCTGCCAGTGCGCCTCGGTCATCAGGTGCACTTTCACGCTGCGGGCCGCATGCAGCGCGTACCCTTCGCAGTCCAGCGCCTCGTTGCGCGGACTGATCTTCTTCCACACGCGCTTACCGCCACGCGGCCCCGGCACCTTGACCTCCGCCGTGAGCTGCGACAGGTAGTCGCTGCGCACGCCGCTATACCAGTGCATGCGGCCCGGCCCGTCGCCTTCGAGCTTCAGTCGGTTTTCGAGGATCAGATCCTTCGCGCGGCTCACACCGACCATGTACGGCCGCAGCCCGTACTTCGCAGCCTTGCTGTTGTTGCGCGTCGAGTCGATCGACGCCTTCGGTACGCTGAAGATCTCCGCGTCGATGTTGCTACTGCCCTTCGCGGCCATGACGTTGTAACCGGCCTTCTGCGCCGCGCGCACGTACTTGTAGACCGCGTCCGACGTCGCTCCGTCTGACGAGTCGATCGACGTTGCACGTACACGCATCAGCCAGCCGTTCTCATGGCGGTATCCGTGCGACAACAGCATCGTCAACGCGCCCCAAACACCGCCCGTCATCGGGTCTTGCTGCTGCTCCGTCACCTTGCCGTAGATCTCGCCCCACACGACGAGCCAGCTTTCCTCGCCGCGCCCCCATGCGCGCACGACGATCGCGAGGCGGTCGTGCTGCACGTCGACGCCAAGCGTCAACACCAAACCGCCGAGCGGCACCGTCAGCTCCGCGTACGGCAGCGCACGTTGCGCGAGCACGTCCAGCTCGGGCAGGTCGGTCTTGTACTTGTACGCCCGGCCCTGCGAGTTGTTCACGAACGAACGCATCTTCGTATCGTCGCCCTCGCGCAGCGCCTTGTCTGCCGTCAGCCACTTCTTGACCAGCTCGGCCATGTTCGAGCCGGGGAACGGCGACACCAGCTCGTTGATGCGGAAGCCGGCAACGCCGTGAAACGGTGCCGTCGCAACCCATCGCCCACGACGGACAGCGCGAATACGCGTCGCGTCGTCCCACAACGAGCCGCAATGCGGGCAGGTGTAACGGGCCGTCTCCGGTTGTGCGCGGCCGTAGACCTCATGCACAACTTCGGCGCCCTCGCTCCACGTGACGTTTTCCCACGCCAGCTCATGCTCCTCGTCACAATCAGGGCACGGCACCAGATACACGCGCTGATCCGATGCCGCGTAAGCCTGCTGGATACGCGACAAGCCGTCGATGGTCGGCGTGCCGCCCAAGATCATCTTGCGTCGCCGGGCCGAGTAGCTCTTGTTCCGCTCCTCCAGCAGCGTGATCGAATCGCCCTGCTCGCGCACGTTCGTGTTCGCGTCGTCCGGCTCCTCGACCGCAACGACAGGGGCCGGCGTCGACTTCACTTCGTCCGGCGCGTTCGACGTGATGAACTTCAGGAAGCCGCGTGCGAAGGTCTTGTGGTCCCACAAGTTGTTTTTGTCGCGGGCCGCGTGAACCGGCAATTTCGCCGACAGGCGAGGCGTCACCTCGACCATCGGCTCGAACTTCTCCAGGTTGAATTTCTTCGCCGTCTTCTCTTTCGGGAACATGACGATCATCGGGCACGGGTCAACGTCTATCCGCTTGCCGATGTAGTTCAGCAGCACGCCATCTGTCCACGCGACCTGCGCTGACTTCATACACACGATCTTCTGCACGGTCGGATCGTCCAGCGCGTCGTGCATGCCGAACACCCACGGCGTGATGTTCGGGTTATACCGGCCGGGGCTGGCCGAACCCTTCGCGCTCAATCGACGATGTTTGCGTGCCCAGTCCGTCGTCCCAATCCGCTCCGGCGGACGCAGCATCGTCGCGATCCGGCGAATCACCGCGTGGACTGTCTGGGTCGTATTCAGAAAGCTGCTCAAGGCATCCATATATGTGCTCGTTCAACCATTCGACGTCCACCTCGACGCCGTATAGCGTGCGCAGCTCCTGCACCAGCTTGTCGGACAGCGACAGCAGCTCCGTTTGAAATGCGCCGACCATCAGGCCGTACGCCTGTTCGAGCTGCGCCGCATTGACGAGCTGCCCCTTCTTCTCGGCCAGCGTCAGGAGCTTGATCTCCCGATCGACGATCTCGGTCTTCGCCCGTTCGGCGACGAGATCGATTCCCGTACCGCTGGAGCGGCCAGCCGCGACCTCGCGCAAATGACGTATGTACGCGACGCGGATCTCGTCGATCGACGCCACACGGTAATCGAGCTGGACCTTGTCGACGAACCGCGAAACGGCCGACTGGTCAAGGTCGAGATGGTCAGCGATCTGCTGCTGAGTCGGCATGAATATGACCCCCTATGGAGACTCGCCAGTAGAGAAAAAACGCGGGTGCGAGCCCCCGCATGCTGGGCCGCTTACAGGGTCCCCCGCTTGCCTATCAATGGCTCATCCCGGACTTCCGAGGGAACGTCGGGAGAGATGCCTACGTTCATACGCAACCGGGCCCAAATATTGCGCCTCGGTAATTTGTGCACACTACTAATCGATCGCGTAAAAACCAGAACTGGTACGCGCGCAATCTACGAGGCACACTGGAGGCTGGCTGCGGGCCTAGGGGCCGCGTTTGCACTCTCGCAACCATGGATGTGGATATGGTGACGATCCTTCTCGCCGAAGACGACGAAGCAACGCTGCATGCGTTTTCACTGCTACTTGAACATGCTGGCTACCAAGTTATTTTGGCTCGGAACGGTCAGGAAGCCCTCGCCAAGATATTGGAAATTGCAGTGGACCTTGTGATAACCGACTGGTCAATGCCCGACATGGATGGCGTAACGCTTTGTCGGGCACTCCGCACACATCCTACGTTTTCCCGGCTTCCGATCGTGTTGATGTCTGCAAATCAGACTCCCTCGGACGAAGGGCTATGGGACGCATTCCTCCAGAAACCTGTTTCCTGGACGATGATCGCGCAAACCGTGCAGTCTCTTGTCACGGTGCCGCGCACATAGACTCCTATTGACGCGAACGATGCATCGGTCGGGTCACACCATTAATTCAACTCGGTTCTATGCCGCACGTTGCACGTAGGTGACCTATTCCTCCGGGGCCACAAGAGACGTCTGCGGAAATCCACGAAGGACTAACTATTGAACGTACCGGCGCCGACCGTGACATCCGAGATCTCGCGATCGCCGGCCCGGTCCATCGCCCACACGATTCGGTCCATCGCGTCGTCAAACACGAAGCACCGCGCGGTAACGCGCCCCATGCTTCGATCTTCATCCCACGTCGACCAGACCTCGCTCGGCCCGGCGCTTGTCGACTCGATTCGCATTTCAGCGCCCCAATGCAAAAAGCCCTGAGGGCTTTCGCACTCAGGGCTTCGATATTCATTTCGTAAGGGCGAACGCCCTCCCAACAGATCCCGGCAGACAGTTATCGTTGTTGGTCGCGGCGCTCCCGCGATTCAGTACGCCTGTCGGGCGAAGGTCGCGACACGAGTATGCGGTCGCTCATTTATCCAGTGACGCGGTAAAGGATGTGCAAAGTTTACGCGATCCGCTCTTGAAATGGAATACGTTTCATCCTCGCAATTGTCGACGCAATGTGTCGTACACCGATCCATCTACCGTATCCAACAGCGCGAGCAGGTCGTGAAAGCGCCACGACCAGTTCTTCCGATACTCGTCGAGCGATACACCAAGTGCGTGCGCCCGGCCAGCATCGTCGACCTGCCGTTTGCCGGAACCGGAACAGTCAGGGCAGATGTGCCGGCCCTTTGTATCCGACACCGGCGACGCGGCGATCCGCCCCATCCCGACGCAGTCGTCGCACGGTTCGTATTCCCGAAAGACTAGCGGCCCGTTACGCCCTTCGAAGAACGGGATGCGCTCCTCCGATACACACACCTTCCCGCTGCCCCCGCATACATCACACGCGTGCGCTGATGTCGTGACGGCACGCGCTCGACGCACGACACCACGCCCTTCGCACTCGACACATTGATCGTTCACCCACTCATCCAGCAATCGCAGCGCGAAGCGCTCGATGACGTCGACCTTCGACCGCTCGACAGCGTGCCCGGCACGTTGATCCCGGCGCTCGTCGCGCGACAGGCCCGTGAACCGCGCACGCTTGAATCGGCCCGACGTCCGGATCATCTGCGCCAACAGCAACGTTGCACGTCGCACCATCGCAGGCGTCGGCAGCGGCCCGGCCTTGATTCGGGCCAGCAAGCTCCCGAGATCGTTCGCAAAGGCAAGCGCGCCCAAAGTAACTTTAGGATCGGCAATCGGGTCGGTGAACTGACCACGAACGCTCATCGCAACGCCCACCCGCTCTTTCAAATCGATCATGACTCTCTCCTACTCGTCCTAATGTCTCAATGTCCCAAGGGAAAAGGCTTGCAGGGGTGCGCGCCCGCGACATGCGACATGCGCCGCTCACGTCGCGCATGTCGCGCCCCTGCACCCGCGCCCGAGACCGCACCTTGGGACGTTGGGACATGGGACGTCCACAGCGCGCCAAGACGGGCCAAGTGGCGCGCTTACCGTGCAGGCACAGCGCGCCACGCGATTACAGCGGACTGTCGTCATCACCTGCTGCGACCAGTTCGCGCTCCGCTCCAGGCTCTTGCTCTTCCTTCACGTAGTACCAACCCCGCGATCCGGTCGACTCGCGCTTGCGCACCCACCCGAGCGACTTCAACGCCTTGCCGATGCGCCGCTGCTCTGCCAGCGTCCATTTCGACGTATCGAGCTTCAGGATGTCCGCGAGGATCTCTTCCATCGTCGTGCGCGAGACGAATTCCAGGGCCTTGGCGATCTTGTCCTCGTACACGTCGCCTTCGTAGCGCTCCGCCTGCTCGATCTCGAACAGCGGGCGCTCATGCTCTTCGACGTGCCACACGACGCCCGAGCGATACAGGTGCACGGCTTCCGCCCAGAGCTGATCGCGAACGGCCACAATGCCGTCGATGTCGACCAGCCCGCCGACACGCAGCGGCCAGTAACGCCGGTTGCCCGATTCGTCTTTCAGGTACGTGTCGAAGTTGACCGAGCCAGCGAACACGCACTGACGCGGGACGTCCGTCGCCCGCTTGCCGTAGAAGTTGCGGAACCGGTCGACGGCCGTCGCGAAGAAGCTCTTCACCGCCGACGAGTCGGCCTTGTTCAACGAGTCCAGCTCGGCCAGCTCGATCACCCACTTCCCGGCCAGCACCGCGTACGTGTCCTTGTTGCCGATTTGGATCGGCGTATCGGTGAACCACGGTGCGCCGGCCAGCACCTTCAGCGCCGTCGATTTGCGATGCCCCTGCTTGCCTTCGAGGATCAGGACGTTGTCGACCTTGCAGCCCGGCTCCATCACGCGCGCGACGGCGGCGATCATCCACTTCATGAACGCGAGCCGCACATACTCGCTGTCGGCCACGCGCAGGTATGTCGACGGCATCGAGCGCACACGCGGCACGCCGTCCCATTTCAGCCCTTCGAGGTATTCGCGCACTTCATGAAAGTGCGTCGCATCCGCCACCAACAGAACCGCGTTCATCACGATATCGGTGCGCACCGAGAGGCCGTAGCGCTGCGACAACCAGAGCGCGCAACGCTGATCGTCCATGTCAGTCCACTCGCCCTTCACGCCCTGCGGGAACGGCGGCGCTTTGCGCTTCATCACGCGGCCACCGAAGTCATCCTGCTCGATGACGCCCTGCCATGCCTTGTGATTCGACAGGATCATATGCACGTTGCCGAGCGTCGGCAGCAGCGTGCCCTTGTCCGACCGCGCGAGATCCTGCTCCCACGTGTGCGCGCCGTTCTCTGCCTCGCGGCCATCCCATTCCGGCTGTTTCGCGGCAGCGGACGTCGCCGCGAATTTCATCGGCGTGTCGTCCGCGGTCGACACCGCCACCGTCGCCGGCCGAATCTCTTCGTTCGCTGGCGCGATGACGCGCAAGATTGCCGCCTGCACCTGCGCCTGGACAGGGTCGATGCCCTCTTCGACGTGCAGGTCGTTGAAATCGGTCAACTTGCGCTCGCCGCGATTGACGAATGCTGGATAGACGACGCTGACGTCGACGACCGTCGCTGCCGCCTCATACGCACGCTTCAGGCCCGTGTTCTCGAAGCGCTTACGGCGCAGCGGCATCACGTCGTTTCCGTAGCTCACCTCGACATACGGCACGCCATTGTTGTCACGACGGCGTGACACGGCGACCATGTACCACGTGTTCTTCGCCTCGATGCGTACCGGGTCGGCGCCAAACACCAGTTCACCCCGGAAAGCGAACTCGTCGGCGAGCCAGTCGCGCATGCGCTGCTCGATCTTCCAGTCGTCGTCGGCGCAGACCAGCACGTGCACATCCGGATACGTCGCACGCAGGTAGCGCACGGCCGGGAGGATGCCGCCCGCGTCGAAGCAGACACTGACTGCAAACGCCTCGTCGATTGCCATCCGGATCGAGCGCGCGGTCGCGTAGCCTTCGGCGACCAGCACGATCTGGTCATCTGCGCCGACCTCGCCGAGCAGATACGACGCGCCCTTCTTTTCCATGCCTTTGTTGAAGCGCTTCGCGCCGTCCGGCGTGATTTTCTGCAAACCGACGAGCCAAGCGTCGTCGCCGTATTGATACATCGGCACGAAGATCGTGCCGTCCGCGTCGAAACGCACGCCTTCGGCCGTGATGCGCTTGCGTTCAAGATAGGCGGACTCGCCGTGCTCTGCCGCGCGGTTCCACTGATCGCGCGCGCGGTTCGCGGCGAGCTTCGCCTGACGCGCATCGCGCTCGGCCTGCTCACGGTCGGCGGCTTCCTGCCGGCGACGCGTCTCCGCGAGCACTTCCTCGCTCATCGGTGCGCCGCTCCATTCGAATCGCTCGGTGCCCGGATCGTCGCCCGAGAAATGGCCGAAGGTACCGCCATAGCCGATTACCGCGCCCTTGCTGATGACCTCGCGAAGCTGATACCAGTATTTCTTGCGCGGCCCGTACCGGTGATGCTTGCCGTCCGCGATCGGATGGCCGGCAGGCAGGTCAGGATGCCCTGCAGCACGCAATTGCTGAATGATCTGGTCCAGTGTCGCCATACAAAAATTCCCTCGATAAAAGTTACTTTGGCCGCATGTCGCGGCCAGATCACAATTCGTTGAGTTGCGCGCCGTTAGCTCACACGACGAGCCGCCTCCAACTCGACGAGACGACGGTCGCGCTCGACCTTGTGAGAAAAGCTTCGCCATGCGGCCCGCCCCGCCGCATAGCACTGGCGTCCGCTCGGCGAGCGGCTGTACTGCGATGCGCCGCGTCGCAATGCGCTACTGATTCCGTTCACGTTCACGGGTGTCTCCGGTTATTTGCCACGCAGTCGACGCCATTCCGCCGACATGAGATCGTCGAACGCGGCAAGGTCCTGCGCGCAGAGACGATCGGTAAGCTGGTCGCGGAACGCGTGACGTTCCGCCTTGGTCGCGAGCGCGGCGCATGCGCGCGCAGCTCGCTCGATGAACAAGCGCACGCGCCCGGCTGCGTTCGCTTCCGCAAGAATCGGAGCGAGGCGATCGGGGAACGTGGCGAGCAATTCGGACAGCAAGCGCCCCGCTTCGGCGGGGGCATACTCGAATCGGGATGCGAGCGTCGTGACAGCGCATGCCAATTGCTGCTCGGGCGAGCAGCAAAGGCCGATATGCTCACGGGCAGGACGGCAGCACCCCATGCCGGGCTTAAACCGCTCCATGACGACGACGGCGACGTGCGGCAAGGTTGCGAGCAGCATGGATCAAGCGCTGGAACAGACGCTGGCCCTTGCGGCCAGTCGCGATGATCTGCTCCGCTCGGCTGTCATCGATGCGCTGTTCCCCAAGAACGCGCGTCACGTCGTCTGCGACGCGGCCGACGTGGGCCTGAAGGTGCAAAGCGGTCGAGACCAGATGCACGTCCACGCCCGGCCCGATGTCGTCATCAGCGCCATGCTCGTCGACGTATTCGGCAACCAGCCCGAAACGCGCATTCAGCGCATGGAGCGCATCGAGCGCGTGCGCCTTTGCCTCGGTCTTTTCTTGCATCCATTCGATCAGCAGCTCGAACATCTCCATCGACAAGCGACTGTCGCCTACACCACGCAGGCGCAGACGAAGCGATTCCGGCGTGATGTTTTTTCCGCGCCGGACCGTGAGGTGGTTCGCCGCATCGGCGACGCCGCCGGGCGTATTGCGAACGGACGTATAGAGGACGTCCAGCCATTCGGTACTGTCGTATCGGCAGGTCATAACGTTTGAGATCGGAGCGTTTCATCCTGTCGCGACGCGCGAAACGTCACTAGGATTCGAGATGTGCGATCGAAACCGCACCGTTAGCTGTTGCAGACATGCGTTGCGCTTGGCGATGGCCCCGATTGGCGGACGAAGGCCCAATCGACCCGACTGTTCAGTTCCTCACATCGCACGGCACCGTGGCAAAGCTGCTCAATTGGAGGGCAGTGTTCAGCCGGCACCCGCCGGCCCGCCTGCTTCCATTGCTGGACCGCCGCGCGAGTCACGCCAAGGTGATCTGCAAGCGACTGCATAGTCAGCCCGGCCGCTTTGGCGGCCCGATCCAAGGGGTGTTCAACGATGTTGTCCATGAGCTTCCATCATCAGCGCAATGATAGAAATTCTAACATTCGAGGGATAGAAAATATAGCCATATGCGCGCAAGATTTTCTTACCATTGAGCGCATGGACATCGGTGAATGGATAAAGGCGAGCCGCGAAGCTGCCAGCCTCAAGCAAGATGAACTCGCGGAGCGATTGGGGAAGACGCGCGGCAACGTGTCAGCGTGGGAGAACGGCCGTCACGAGCCAAGCTTCGGCCAGATTCTTGAGATCGCACGTATTACCAAGCATGCAATTCCCATCCCCGGCGTTGCGGGTACGCCCATCGGGAACGTTGTCCCGGCGAATGTCGGCACTCGTCGCATACCGCTGATCAGCAGCGTGCAAGCCGGCCTGATGAGCGAGGCAATCACTCCGTTTCCACCTGGCGGTGCGTTCGAATACCTGCTAACCGATCTAGAGCTATCGGATCATGCGTTCGCCCTTGAGGTAGAGGGGGAATCGATGGCACCGGAGTTTATGCCCGGCGATAGAATCATCGTTGAGCCAGCCATTGCGCCTAGGCCGGGCGACTATGTCGTCGCAAAGAACGGCAAAGAAGAAGCCACGTTCAAGAAGTACAGGCTTCGTGGCGTGAGTACGACTGGCGCGGAAGTGTTTGAGCTGGTCCCACTGAATTCCGACTATCCAACGATAAATAGCGAACACGAACCCGTTCGGATCATTGGCGTGATGGTTGAACACCGTCGATATCGCAGGCGATAACTCGCTCTCCCGCAGTCCCGCTTCGGCGGGATTTTTTTTGCGCACCCACTCCTGACTATTGCCCGCCCGATCTCAATAGATAGATTTTCTACCTCAGAACGATAGTTTTTCTTGCTCTCGATAGGATAGAAAATCTATCATCCTCACGTCACAACCTATCGTGAGGAACTGATGAATCGCGAACTTCCACAACTGCACGCCTCGCAACCCACCGCTCACCACCGTCAAGCGAGCTGCCTGATCGATTGCCAGCTCTACGACCGTCACGACTGGCTCCGCGACGAGCAAACACCCCGCATTACCCCGTCCGAGCCGGCACGCCAAAGCAACTTTGAAAAATCGAAGATCTTCCGCTGGACTGTCGTCGCCGCTCTGCTGTTTGTCGTCGTGAACGTGTTTCAGGACGACCCTGTCGTCGCTCCGACGACCGCCCACCACGTCACCGTCTAAATGCCCCGACATTGCCGGGGCGAGTGGCCCCGGCGTCATGGAGACCGTCATGCCGCGCATTACAGTAAAAGCCGAACCTCTCTTCGATGTCGAACGTCGAGATACCCTCTCCCTTCACACCATCACGCGATACGACCGGAACGCTCGTCTTCCGTCGACCCCGATTCTGATCGGCAAGTACGTAGTCGGACGTCGCCCACTGCCGGACAGCGTGCATACGGAGTATTTGATCCTCGACGGCACTGAGATTGCCCGTAGACAGATCTCGATTCCGGACGAAGGCAACTGCGCCGACGCAATCAAACGCCTGCGCGACGCTAAGCGCGCAGCAGGTGTCGAGGCGTCGAACGCGATCGATAAAGCGAAGAAGCGTGGCAAGACGCGGACAGCGGCCCCGCAGGAGGTTGCGTAATGGACGACCGCACGCAACTGCTCGACCTCACCGCGCCGATCCCGACCGGCAACATCAAGGCTGCCGCCGCAGCGGCCGGCGCAACGTCAGCGGACCTATGGATGGTCCCATACGAACAACTTCACTACGACCCGTCCGACAACATCCGACCGGTTGACCCCGAATGGGTGACGCACCTCACTGCGTTGATGATGGAGAACGGGTACGACAAGGGCTCACCGCTCCATTGCTACGCGCGGAAGGTCGCGGGTAAGGATCTGCTGTTCGTATACAAGGGGCAGCACCGCTACCTCGCGGCCGGTAAAGCGATCGAAGCGGGCAAGGACATCGGGAAGATCCCGGTCGTCGTCCGTGACGCCAAGACGGTCAACCGCGCCGAAATGGTTATCGACGGCTATGTCAGCAACAACGGCAAGCAGTCGTCGCCGCTTGATCTGGCCGCTGCCGTCGCAGAACTGCGCGACATTCATGGCATGACGCTTGCCGCCATCTGCAAGCGCTTGAACGTCACCGATCAAACGATCCGCGACGTCGGCCTGCTCGAACGGGCACCGGCCGAACTGCATCAGCTCATACGGAACGGCCAATGTACCGGCACACTGGCCATCGAGCAGATCCGCCTGCACGGCGGCGACAAGGCGCTCGAACGCATCGTCGTCGGGATCTCCAAAGCCGCTGAAGCCGGCAAGACGAAGGTAACCAAGAAGCACCTCGAAGCAGCGCCCCTGCTCGATACGCATCCGGACGCGGAACCCTCTCCCCAGCACGTAGCCGCAGCCGCCAGCAGAGGCACCGACAGCGACGCCGCACCGCTCGTCGCGTCAACGGCCGCGGATGCCACGATCGAGACGCAGGCGCCGATGCAGGCAGCGTCGCGGCAAAGCGCCCCCACCAAGATCAGCGAGAAGCAGTCAAAGCAACTTTTGCAGGCCCTGCAGGCTGTACTCCATGACAAGAACTTCGGCCGACTGGCAAAGCCGACGGTCGACGCAGTTCATACCGCGCTGATGCCGCTCGCCGATCTACTCGGCCACCCCTCAACCACAAAGGTCTGGCCGTTGTCCGAGCCGGATGCAAACGGCTGCTGCGAGCCTGTCGATACGGTATGCGGACCTGAGCGAACCGGGAGAATCAAAGGCCCGCTGGCCTACATTCGCATCGCTCAACCGGCACCCGGCGCGTGGATTTACGCGATCGAATACAACACCGGGACCAGCTTCGCGAGCGACCCGCTGAAGGTATCGCACCAGACGCGCGCGGTATGGACGCGCGTTCAAGCGATTCGTTCCGGCGCAGCGCGGCTCATCGAGACGATCAAATCGCCGGTCCACGGGCGAACCAAGGCCGAGCAAGCATCATTCAAGCGCATTCTCGAATGGGCGCACGAGATCATCGGGATGCCCGATCCCGACATGACGGCCGAATTCTCCGCTGCCACCGCGAAGGGTGAACGCCCCGATTTGTCGGATGTGCTGACGGCCATCGGGCACAAGCAACGGATCGCGTCGAATCGGGCGCTACTCGACGCCGCATTCCCGACTTACAAGGCAAAGCTCGCTCTTGGCCCTGCGTCCGCATGGCCGTTCCCGACCGGAGCCGCAAATTGAACCCGCGCCCGGCCCTTTCTACCCCACGTCCGCTGCCGCGAAAGCGGGAACACGCGGAGAAGCGCCCGGCTATCGCACTTGCGAGCGTCAACGGCACTTCTACGCAGTCAGACTGCAGCGGGCTGACGCCCGCAAAAGCGATCCAGAAGGACGAAGCCTTGGCGGATACCCGCCAAGGCAGGCTCACGCGCCTCGACGCCCTTCGCCACGAGATCCGCGCGTTGATCACGGAGATCTCGCACGCGGCCGACGTCGAGCTGCTGGACTTGATGGCCGACGAGGTCGGATCGTTCGCTCGCCACAAGGCGGCGCAGGACGCACGCACCTGGGCAGCGACCGCTGGGATCACGCTGGAAACCGGCTTGATGCAGCTTGGCCGCGCACTGCCGCAACGTGAGGCAGATTCAAAGAACCAAGGATTCGAATTGAAATGATCCCATCCCGGAATAACCCGGCCGAAGTGTACGGACTCAAGCCAATCAGGCAAGACAGCAAAGGCCCTCTTTTTAGCAACCTCGATACGCTGACGATGGTTGCGAATTACATCAACGCCGACTCTCACTACTTTCAACGCCGACTTAAAGACATGAACACCGATTTCGCAAAGGCTGAATCCACCACGCAAGATGCAATCGCCCTCTTCGAACGCTCGCTGTCCCGCATGATCGATGCCGAGAAGCAAGTCTCCGAGTCGACGAAAAAAGCGGCGGGGAGTGTTCGGAAGTCGGCAAACGAACTCGGCGACACGATGCAACGTCTCCTGAAAACGGCCGACATTGACCGCCTTGAGCGTTATGCCACCGTCCTCGAACGCATGGCAACCGCAATGCAAGCATTGGCGAGTTTGGAGATCGACGGCAAGCTCGATCGTATCGTCAGCGCCATTCGATAACCGAGGACCGACATGGAAAACATCACCGGCAACTACGATGCCCTGCAAGCGGCTGCCGAAAAGGCAACCAAGGGTAGCTGGATCAACGTCGGCGCATGGGTAGAAAACGAGCATGACGACCGGAAGGATATCTGCGATTGTCGCCCGAACGGGAACGAAGACTACGAGCAAGCGTTGCGCGACGCCGCCTATATCGCCCTCGCGAACCCGGACACCATCCTTCGACTTCTCCGCGAACGACGCACCGCGCTCACAGCCGCATCGGGGCATCCAACGTATGCAAGCGTTGCAGCCATTCAATATGCCCTCGACGCCGAAGAAGGCTTCGAGTGGCTGTCGCTCTGGAATGAAGGCGAGTTTGAGCGGTGCAGACGGGCTTGGCCTGATGCGCCGGACGACTGTTACATTGGCGCGGACCCGATGCATCCCGAAACACAACGGTTGCTTGCCGCGCATGCCACCCATGATGGGGAGGTGACGCAATGAGCCTGCTGACCCGTGCATATATTCTGGAAAAGTACGGCCCTCGCATGACGCTGGCGCAGCTCGCGCAACTGCTGCTGATGTCGGAGGGAACAATCCGTAATCAGATCAGCGCCGAAACTTTTCCCATTCCGACCTATAAGGAAGGCGGTGGGCGGTTCGCGCCATATGACGCAGTCGCTGACTACCTCGACGCCATGTCTGCCAGAGCTCGTCACAACGTGTCGGCCGTTGCCTAATACAGCCGCAATGGGCGACCCACACTCAGCCAAAAAATTGAGGAGGTCGCCCTACCCTGCGTCGCAGAGTCTACTTCTTGATATGGATCTGAGTCGCAACCTTAACGGGCTGCAGCGTCTTGTACCTTTGAAGAACGTTGTTGTACACACCAGGCGTATTTGCCACGGACACGGTAACCACCAGCACATATGGGAGTGGCACCTGATCCTTCGATGCAACCGCCTTGCCTTCCTCTCTCGTTAAGTACTCGATGTCGAAGACCGGATCATTCAATGTCCCAGGATTGAAACGCCTAGTTCTCGAAAGACAGGACTCCCACTTTTGTGCATCTCGCCGAAGATCACTTTCGCTATCGAACTTATCCTGATTAAAAAATGGGATGGTTTTTTTGTCCGCTCCCACGGGACGGAAAATTACTCCGAGCCCTGCTTTTGTATAGTTCAGAGAGTGTGCTGGGTCGGTAGGCGCAGTAAATGCAAAAGTTGCTTTTATGGTCACTTTACCGTTCAACGGAATATTTGGAAACGGAATCTTCGCCCTCACCGGTTGACCTGGGTTTATCGAGCCGGTGTATATGACCATCGCCTCATGGTCGCCACACACAATGAGCCTTTCCGGGTCGGTCTCGAAACGCCCCCAACCGGTTTCACGCCCTCCAGCCGTGTCATGTGGTTCGGCACGATGAACCATTAGCGCTCTAAGTGCTGTTGCCGAAAGCGGTGCGTCCAACGTCGCCGCCACTCCGATGGCTGCTCGCAAGACAAGTGGTGCAGAAAAGCTCGTGCCCTCAAGGCCGACCAATCCGCCATGTACCGGGGAATACGCATGAAACGCTTCCGCGCCCGAACCCCCAAATGCCACACCATCAGGCTTCATAAGCCCCGGGCTTCGCCCAGGGCCGATGCAACTGTACGGGGCTCGATTCCAGGCCGAACCGGCTGAATCGGCTGCCCCAACTCCGAGCGCATTCACCATATCACTCGGTGGCTGCACTCGCGACAATGACGGATCTGGGTCGTCGCCGTCGTTACCAACCGCTACGGTTGTAAAAGTTCGACCATTTGACAGGCGATGATCTAACAAGGTCGTCCAGACGTGCACATCATCGTCATCGATCGGTATGCACGGCCCTAAGCTCAGGTTCATAAACTGCGGTTGCTCGTTTATCAAAACCCAGTCAATCTTTTTCAATACATCAAAAAGATCGGGGTCACCACCGCTATCTTTTCCAAGAACACGATAATGACGGACACGAGAAAATGGCCGCGGCATAACTGCTTTTTTTGCGGAACCCTCGCCAAACAGAACCGTCGTAGTTACGGTGTTGCCATGCAGCAATAGATTTGCCGCCGTAACTTTCGTATCGGGCCACGTATATTCATCGACCCACTTAGACAGATCTGCATGCCCAATGCCCCCATCGAAGATGGCAACCGATACGCTGGGGTCGAGTTCAGTTTCCTCTGGAAGTGATACCGCATCCCCTCCTTGAACATTCCGTACGGCGACGGGCCGGCTTACCCTTAACGGGGCAAGGCTTCGAACTGCACGCACAAAAGAGAACTTCGCAAGCTCAACAACATTATTGCGGCTCACGTTTACGGGCAAAAATGTCAATCCCGGGACGAATATGGCCTTATCAACAAATACTTCCCCGCCACACTGCTCCGCCCATTTAACGAAACTCTCGAGAATGTAGCTCTGATGAGCCGCCGCGTGGAGCACAACTTCGAGGCTCACTAAATCAGCATCGGAGTCGATCCACTTCACCTTCTGTTCTGCGTGGAAAATTTCGAAATTCTCTATTTTCCTGAAATCATCCTGAAATAACTTCGGGAGTCCTTTTTCCTTAAGACTGGACTCCATAGCCTCGAAGTTCTCGGCACTCCCCGCGACAAATAAAACCGGAGCGGCCTCACCTTCAGGGGGTTCATCCTTGCGCAAGGAAACCTCAGGATGAACAAAGCGACCGCGGCTACCGACGTGACGAAGACCGAATTCGTTCAACAACTGCTGAGGAAAATAACTTTTCGCCAAAAATGCTGGATGCAGGGTCATTTCGACGACGGACTCTCCCTTAGGAGCGATTTTCTCGTCCGTCTGCTTGACCTGCTGGATCACGGTCTTTATCTGCTTGGAAAGTCGACCGCGCATCTCCGAAAATTCGTATGGATAGCGCTTCGCCCCGCCGCCTCGCTTCAGCTTTACAGGCTCAACTAATGTTTCGCCGTACCCTATAAGTAAATTTTTATCGGCCATCCTTTTCCCCGAAAATTGCCTTTATATGTCTACCGACAGTCGTGTGCGCCATCTTGAGACGCGCCGCAATTGCGCGCTGCGACAACCCTTGCAAATGAAGCGAAATTAACTCTAGCTCCATTGCATCATCGTCCGCAAGAGATTTCTTCATTTGCGCCACGATCGCCTGACATAGACACTCTTCATAGGAACGACGGTCGAGCACCGATGCCTTCCGGGCAATATTCAGAATTTTTTCGATACGTGCGTACGTCTGCCCGCGAAGCAAAGCAGATGCGACACGCGAAAAGTCGGCCTTTACCCCCCGAGAAATCATGAATTTCTCAATTGCGGTGGCATCTGGCAAATCAAAGCTTAGGACCAGATCGAAACGGCGCCACACGGCGGGATCCAAGAGCTCCTCGTGGTTGGTCGCGGCTATCAGTAGGGAGGTATCTGGCCAGCTATCGACTGACTGCAGCAATACAGTGACCAGCCTCTTCAGCTCCCCAACGTCAGTCTCGTCGTCTCGACGCTTTGCAATAGAATCGAATTCATCCAGTAGCAGGACACAAGGAAAGCTGCGTGCAAAGTCAATCACTGCTCGGATATTGTTCCCTGTCTTTCCGAGAAAACTGCTCATGACAGTTGAGAGATCAAGTGTCAGAAGAGGTAGCTGGAGCCGAGCAGCAATCCAAGTTGCCGTCATCGTCTTGCCGACCCCCGGCGGTCCCTCCATCAAAACCGATTTACTCGGACTGAGGCCGTTATCCCGCAACTCACTCGCGAGGTCCCATTCGCGAATCAGTTGGCTTACGGGAACTCCCACGGACTCCGCCCATGCTGGACACTCCGCCTCCTCGATAGTCGGGTTGGTAACAGTCACCAAGGTCTGACGACTGTCACCATCTACTGGCACTTGGGTCGGGATTCCGGATTCAACCGCGAAACTTTGCGTAGGCGCCACCTCCCGACGTGCCTTTAACGGCCCATCAGGGGCACCGCCGGCACCTGTACCACCCGCCCTGTCGCGGCCATGCTCCACCTCCGACTGCAAAGCATAGACCTCTCTCGTTGGAGCAGTCCCTTCTGACAGTACGTCAATCAATCGCCCAGCAAGCTCGGGCTCGGCGTCGCGCAAACGGCTGACAGCGCGCCGAAGGCGAAGTTGAAATGCTCGACTATCACCCTTGACCCCCTGATGCGCCAACGAAACCACGAGATCGATCAGAGCGTGATCCATTTTTTCCCTTTAAAATCAATGCGTTCATGCACGTGGTGCATACAATGACTCTATTATAGGGAAACGCGCACCAACTTGCCGAGCCATTTCGCGGTCATTCAGTCGGCACATCAGACAACGCCGCTCGCTCGACCAACCTACCCTTGATCGCGACACTTTTCGGCTGCAAGTTTGTATACCGCCTGAGGTTGCGCCAGTCCTTATGTCCGGTAACAGTGGCAACCTCGGGAATCTGCCAACCGGCCTCGAACAGCGCGCTGGCTGCCTCGTGCCGCAGATCATGCAGGTGCAAATCAACGATTCCTTTCTCATCGCACGCCTGCTTGAAATACTTGCTGGCCGTGCTTTTGCTGAATCGGAAGATGTACTCGTTCGGATGCGGCTCGATCGTCGGATCAGCCTTACGCTTCGCCTCGTATGCGGGTGGCACCGGATATCGCGGTTGACGCAGCAACACTTCGAGCGAATCGCCGATCAGCGGCACCCATTCATCGTTACCCTTCTTCTGTCGCGGGTGTTTGCGATCACGGACGAGCGCGAGCCGACGCTCGACGTCGAGATCCGACCACGTCAGCCGAAACAGCTCCCCCCGCCGGAATGCGCTGTTCATTGCAACTCGGATCACATCCGGCACCGCCTGCTCCCGTTCGGGATGTTCTGCAAACCACTGGAAGATTCTCACGATCTCGTCGCGAGTCGGCCGGCGATCGCGATGCTTGCCGGGGCCGATGAGCTGCAGGTGGTCGAGAGTCGGCCGTGCGATGCTAGGCGCATGCGGCAATCTCAGGTCGAGAAGCGACGCCATATGCTTGTACACGGTCCCGAGCTTGGAGATATCCATGTCGATCGTGTACTGCCCCGCCCCTTCCTTCTTCCGCTCTTGCGCAAACTTCACGAGTCGTTTGGTCGACAGCTTCGCAGCCACCTCGTCATCAAAGTGACTTTCCAGCCGCTTGAGCATGTAGTCTTCGTTCGACTTCTCGGCGACCGGCCGTCCGGAATCGTTGCGAGCGTTTCGATACAAGCGCACCAACTCGCCGACCGTGATCGTCTGCTCGTCGACGGCAGCTTGCCCCTTGTCGATACCGCCCTCGATCTCTCGCGCCCATGCTTCGGCTGCGCCCTTGGTTCGAAACGTCTTTGCTATACTCTGTCCCCGCCGGCGGACTTGAGCACGCCAGCGGTCGCCGATCTTGAGGATCGAAGCCAT